CTTTGAAAAAAGTTATTTGAGGATTGCCAGTTAAATAAACATCCTGAGCACCATAAGCAACAAGTTGAAGAAGACCACCACCCATTTATGCTATATTCTTTATACTATAATAGGAGAAAAAAATATATTGAATAAGATATATAAAAGCATATCCGCATTTTTTATTATATATGTTTAAAGATAAAACATCTAAAAAGAGATTTCAAAATGTTGATATAACACGTGATTTATCAACATTAGATGCAATGCATAATAAAATAATTAATAATTATAGTAAAAAAATAATAGATGATAAAAATTATACTGATAAGATAAATAAATTAGAGATTAATTATAAAAATATTAATGATGAGATAATAAAATATAATTATGATAATTTAAGGAATGATAATATATATTCAAATTTATGGAATAGTAATATATTAATAAAGGAAGAATTATTATTATTACAAAATGAAATTAATAATATTAATTATTTTGATGAAATTGAATATTATGAAAATACAAGTTCTATTTTATTTAATTATTATGAAATGTTAGAAAAACAATCAACTGCAACAAATTCTTCATCCAATAATAAATATAAAAATAAATCAATATTAGAATCATTTAATATTACATTACCCAAAGAAGAAATTAAAATAGAAGAAGATAATAAAATTATTGAAAAAAGCGATTTAGTTGACCAATATTTATCAATAACTAATAAATATTATATTAAAAAAATCGATAATACATGTGATAATATAGAATTATGTCATTGTTGTAATATACCTTTAATATGTTTACAACAAGATGCAATAATGATTTGTAATAATTGTGGTTATCAAGAATTATTATTAGTGGAACAGAATAGACCAATTTTAAAACAAAATACTAAAGATACATCACATTTTAGTTATAAAAGAATTAATCATTTTAGGGAATGGTGTAATCAAGTTCAGGGGAAAGAAAGTACAGATATACCAAATGATATATTTGAAAAAATATTAAATGAAATTAAAAAAGAAAAAATAATGGATACAAAAAAAATAACATATTCTAAGATGAGAGAAATTTTAAAAAGATTAAGAATTAATAAATATTATGAACATATCAATTATATTATCAATAGAATTAATGGAATACCTACACCGCAATTTTCAACAGAATTAGAAGATAAATTATGTTCAATGTTTAAAGATATTCAAGGACCATTTTTAAAACATTGTCCAAAAGACCGTAAAAATTTCTTATCATATAGTTATGTTTTATATAAATTCTTTCAAATATTAGGTTTGAATGAATATTTGAAATTTTTTCCACTTTTAAAAAGTAGGGAAAAATTATATGTTCAAGACCAAATATGGAAAAAAATATGTGAAGATTTAAATTATAAAATTATTCCATCTCTTTAAGGTCCAAAACCAATGAGACGGAAACCAGCACCAAGTCCAACACCTTGACGTGCACCAGCTGCAATTGATGGAGATAGTAAATCGAATAGAGAGAATAAACATGCGGCAGTTAAGGCAATCATCCAAACTTCACTTAATTTTAATTTTTGTTCAGGTAAAATATAGGCGGCTATAGCAACAACAACAGCTTCAATCGCATATTTTAATATACGAATTAAAGCTTCCCAAATATCAAAACTATATGTTGGTTGTTGATTCATATTATACTATTATAATAATATATTTTTTTATTTAAAATATAAAATTGATATAAGAATTTTTATTTATATTATATATATATAAATGGGAGATAATTTAGTATCAACAAAAGAACGTGATTATTTAGATGAAGATAAGCCAATTAGAGGTCAAAATTATTGTCTTGTATCTTTTTTAAGTCCTGAGAATATTCTCAAGGAAAAAGAAGTTTATTATTTTTCACGATTTATTGATAAATTTGGAAAAGATATGAAAACTCTTTTAGATGGAATTGAAAATAAATATCCGGAATCATCCGAATTAGTTAAAACAATTCGCTCAAATCATGATTATATTTTTAATGCAAATGATTTAGATTCACAATATAAATTTTTTAAGGATAGCAATTCACATGAAATTGAAACCGATTTTCATAAAGAAAATGATTTTAAGACTTCTATGAGAGGTATTAAAATTCGTGGTGTTTTTGATACTATGGAAGAAGCTAAATCACGTAGTGAATTTATCAAACGTCAAGATAATAAATTTGATATTTATATTTGTCAAGTTGGTTGCTGGTGTCCATGGTCACCAAATCCAAATGATCTAAATGATCAAGAATATTCAGAAACTCAACTTAATACTCTAATGAAACAATATAAGCAAAATATGGATTCAAAAGATGAATTATTTGAGCAGCGAAAAGCCGATTTAATGGCTAAAGCACCAAAAGTTTCTAATATTGCCGATGACCTAGCTGAACAACAAGATCCTTGGATTGCTGCTAAACAAGGACGGGAAGAAGTTAAAGAGGAAGAAGTTAAAGAGGAAGTACAACGTACTCCAAGCGATTAAATAAAAAAAACAATTATTTTTTTGTATTCATTTAATAAAAATGAAATCAATAGCTATTTTTATGTTATTTGTTGGTGTTGTTTTGATAATAAAAAGTTATTATGAATTAAAATATTCAAAAATGGATACACCAAAAGAAATAATTAAATATATACCTATAAGTCAATATGAAGAAACATTAACAGATAGTGAAACATTAGCTGAATTTTATAAAGGTATGTTTGAATTAACACAGCCTAATATATATGACGTAAAAAAAATATAATTTATAATTAATATGACAAAGTTATCAATTATAGATATTGGACATATATTAATAGATAATGTTATAAATATTAAAACAGATAGTAATAAAATTAAATTATTATCTTCATTAAAAGATCATAATAAAGATATATCAGAAAAAAAAGAAGAAATAATCAGTAAAACAAATATATATATGACTAAATATGAAATACCGCGAAAAAATAATAATGATAATTATGATAAATATCTGAGAACAAAAGAATTATTATTTAATAAATGGCAAAAATCAAAGAAAGTTAAAGATTTATATGATTTAATATCATTACAACAACCTGAATATATTGATGTTCCTGATATTTATACAATTTATACACCAATATTAAAATTAAATAGCAGTCGTTAAATTAATGAAAAATAATGAAGTTTCATTTATTATAGATAAAATAAATGTAAAAACACTAAGTATTCTTATTAATATATTCCATATTTCTATTGTAATGTAATATGGAAATTGTATAACTTTTACTATTATACTTATAAGCATAACAAATAAGCTTATAAAAGGGGTTATATAATATACAACAAAATATGTTAATGATATATTAAATATATAGCAATATAAAGAAATTAATAAAAATATAATTAATGAACCTATAATTATATTATATATCCAATTAAATATCGCCTTCATTTAATATTATTATTTATATAAAATAGAATATAAAATTAAATGAAAGAAGAACAAGTTTTTAAATTTAATTTTTTTGCGTTTATTATTGCATTTTCTATAGGTATGTTTTATGTATATATTGCAGCTCCAAAACCTAAAATTGTAATTAAATATCCAACACCTTATAATGCTAATAAAATTGTTTATAGAAATGATAATGATATATGTTATAAATATACAGTAGATGAAATAAAATGTTCAGATAGTGCAATAGATCAACCTATAATATAAAAAAAATAACCTTAAATTAGAATGATAAACACGCGTAATTTAATTGACAGATTATTTTATACAAATATTGGGCAAATAATGATAAGTGCATTATTTGGTATATCATTAGCATTAATTTTTAATAGAGTTTGTAAAGAAAATTGCACAATATATTTTGCACCTAAACAAGATGAAATAAATAATAAAATTTTTAAATTGGATGATACTTGTTATAAATATTCAACTGTTAATGTTCCATGTAATGATAAAGCTATTAATCCATATGATGGTTATTCAAGTGCATCAAATCAATTAAATGATAAGGGATTAATTGATAAATTATTTGCGTAATTTTATATATTATATATTTAAATCATAATAATATAATAATGCAGAATCAATCACAAAATAATATGATTACGTCTATTGATAAAATACCATTAAAAACATCAGGTGCAATTATTACAGATGATATGGCTGATGATCCAATTGTTAAAGATGTTTTAAATGAATTTGAAAAAGAATTATCTATGAATGAACAAACAATTAAAAATAATTATCAAATTAATAATAATTCACAATCACCACAACAATATCAACAATCACAACAACAATATCAACAATTACAACAATCACAACAACAATCACAACAATATCAACAACAATCACAACAATTACCACAACAATTACCACAACAAACATCACAACAACCAATAAATTATATTGATAATATTTTAATAACTAAAACATTTATTATTTGTATAGTAGTAGCTATAATAATTAATCCATATATTTATAATACAATTATAAGTAAAATACCAGATAATATATCAATTATATTAGATAGTTATAATTATATAATAAAAATAATATTAGCGTTTATAACATTATATGCATTAATGTTTTATAAATTATTATAAATTATTAAAATTCTTATAATTATTATCAAATGCTGCGTAATGTTTATTATCTGAATTTAGTCCTTGAATACCATAATAATTTTCACTTGTTTTTATTTCAGTTTTATAATTATCATCATTATAAATATTATTTTGAGCAGCTTTTAATAATTCATTTGATACATATGGCATTATTGTACTATTATCATTTTTAATATGATTAATATAATGTTCAGGTATTTCGGGTTGGTTTGAATATGATTTTGGTTTAACATCTCCTGAAAAGAAATTAAATAAAGATGTTATTGGATCATTATTATTATTATTATTATTATTAGATTGTTCATAAGTAATTGGACTATTTGTTTGATTTTCTTGTTTAATAGGCATTATTTTTTTCTGATAATATTTAAAATAAATAATTAAAAATATTAATCCAATTAAAAATCCTATTATTTCATCTACAAGTAATATTATTAATAATATTAATATAGCTATAAATAATTGATTTGTTTTTGTGTTTATTATAATTGGTAAATCAAAATCTACAATTATAACAAATAATAATAATAATATTAATACCGCTCTTATAAAATTTAATATCATCTACTATAAATTATATATAAAAATTAAATATATATTTATTAAATGTTGCAAATAATGACATCTTTAAATAATAGAGGTTATGGTATTATAAAGACACCAGAAAACAAGGATTTAATTAATAAAATTAAGAGTGATTTAATGATAAGTCCAAAAATATTTTCAAATTCTTTCACATCTAATGTTAATAAAGAATATCCGATTTATTTAGAAAGTGATAATAAATTATATATTCCTAAATGTTATGGTATTGAAAAATTTGGTTATCCTATTGATGATAAATTAAGTTTAGGTATTGATTGTCCTTTATTAGATTTTCAAGGTAAATTAAGAGATATTCAACAAGCTCCGATTGATGCGTTTATAGATAATGTCATTAATAAAAAGAAATTAGGGGGTATTATTAGTGTTCCTTGTGGTTTTGGTAAAACAATTATGGCTATTTATGTAGCATGTTATTTTAAAAAGAAAACTTTATTTATTTCTCATAAAGATTTTTTAAATGAACAATTCATTAGTAGTATTAAAACATTTGTCCCAAATGCAAGAATTGGCAAAATTAAACAAAGTAAAATTGATGTTCAAAATAAAGATATTGTTATTGCTACTTTACAATCATTGGCAATTAGAGAATATGACCCAAATATTTTTAGTGATTTTGGATTAGTTATTATTGATGAATGTCATCATATTGCATCTGAAGTATTTTCAAGGGCATTTAGAAAAATGAATATTCGAATTACATTAGGTTTATCAGCAACTTTAAATAGAAAAGATGGATTAAGAAAAGTGTTTGAATGGTATTTAGGCAAATCTGTTTATAAAATTAAAAATGATATAAATGATTGTGATATGATTGTTAATTTACATAAATATTTTGTTCATGATATTGAATATAGTTATGTTAAAACTATGTATAATGGTACACCTAATATTGTTGCTATGGTTAATAATATTTGTAATTATAAACCAAGAACAATTTTTATTATTAATTTATTAAAAGATATTCTCAAAAAAGAACCTGAACGCAAGATTTTAATTTTATCTGAGCGCAAAAATCAATTGAAAGATATTGAATTATTGATTGCTAGTGATGATATTGCATCTTATGGTTATTATGTAGGTGGTATGAAAATGTCTGATTTAGATATTTCAGCAACTAAACAAATTATTTTAGCAACTTATCAAATGAGCAGCGAAGGATTAAATATTCCTACTTTAAATACTGTAATATTAGCAAGTCCTATCAGTGATATTCAACAATCCGTTGGACGAATTTTGAGAGAAAAAAAAACAGAAAGAAAATATAAACCTTTATGTATTGATATTTTTGATGATTTTTCTTTATTTAAATTTAAAGGTTATAAAAGAATTAAATATTATAAAAATAATGGTTATCTAATTAAAACTTTTATTGATAATGAATTAGTTATTGATTATGATAATGATGGTAATGGCAATGATAATGATAATGATAATGATAATTATAATGATAATGATAATGATGGTAATGATGGAAATGACAAAAAAAAGAAATGTGTATTTATAAATGATGATGATTAAATAAAAATCCAAAAATATAAATTAATGGATTATATAAATTATTTTTTTCAAACTAAAATTGAGATTGTTTAATCTTCATTTTAGTCATGAACTCATTCGCCATTTTGTCATAATCTGATTCAAATTCCTCCATGATATAATCTTCAGGGTCTTGTTCATAAATTGACGAATATAAAGAAAACGGCATAATTTCTTCATCCTCATAAACTTGGCAACCGATAATGTACATATCTTGAAATGTATGGAAACTATTATAAAATTTATAATCAATTTTATTAAAATTTACTTTCAATTTCATTCATATTTATTTATTCATATTTATTCACTTATAGTTTCAATATTAATAATATTATTTTTGATATCTAAATATTGATAATTAGATTTTCCGAATGCTCTTGATATACCAGTATCACAATACCAAATTTGATTATCAATTAATTGTATCTTATCATATGATGTATGTCCTAAAAACATATAAATAACTCCTAATTCTTTAAATAATAATGCAGTTGAACTTTTATTATTTTCTTTTCTATTCCATAATAATCCAGATGGTCCGATCATTATAGAATCAATAATTTCTTTATCTTCAATATTTATTTTTTCATTTTCTAAATAATTTTTCCATACTTGATTAATATAAAAAATATCTTTATTATATTTCTTTAATATATTCAAATGTTCAATATCCAATTTTGCATGACAAAATATTAAATCTCCTATTTTAAAAATTAATGGTCTTTTTGCTAATGTTAATGCTAATGTTCCCTTCGGTTTAAATAATTGTTTTCTTATTTCACTATTACTATTATCAGAAACATATGAAAAATCACCAATAACATTCATTAATTCATGATTACCTATTAAAGAAATACAATAACCACCCTTAGCTCTTGCAATTAAATTTAAATTATCTGTAAAATAAATCATCTCATAATCTTTTAAAACTTCCCATTCTTCCGTTGATGTTCTGTTTAAACTATCTATTTGATCTCCTAACTGAATTATAATAGTTTCTGGCGGTTCTGCAATCCATTCCAAATTATTATTTATAACTTTCGCATTTACCAATATATTTTTAAATCTCCTTATATCACCATGAATATCACCAATAACAATCAAACGTTTATGTGAAGGTAATTCATTAATATATTCATTAAACATTGATTAATATATTTAGAATAATATTTTATTTCTATATACAACCTCGCATTATAAAAATTATTATATAAAAATATTTTATTTCTATATACAACCTCGCATTATAAAAATTATTATATAAAAATATTTATTAATATTAATATTAATATCAATAATGTTAATTTCTAATTATATTAGATTAATATTAATTATTCCATTTTTATCTTTTTTAACATCCGCATTAACAATTAAATCATCTTTTATTTTACCTCAAATTGTTAGAGAATGGCATCCAATTGCCATTGAAAAAAATATTGATAGGTCTAAACCATATGTATATAATATTGGTAAATTACCAATGGTTTTATGGTATAATGATAGTAATCCAATATCAACTGTTAATATTTGCAAACATCTCGGGGCAAAATTGGATAATGGAATTATTATTAATAATGGATGTTTTCAATGTCCTAATCATTTAACAAGTTATAATAATTCAGATGCAATTGGAACAACTGTTAAAAGTAATGGTTTATTATGGTGGAGTTTTAAAAGTTATACAACAAAACCACCAAAAATATTTAAAGATAATGAAAAAATGCATCAATCATATATAGATATTAATGTTAATTTGATTAATGTTATTTTAGAATTTATTTATAGTAATAATAAAATAAAAATAAATCATAGAAAAAATAAATTTTTCTTTAAAGAAGAATTATTTAATGCTGAACATCGATTTTATTATAAATATCCATATTATCTCAAAGGTTCTATTAATAATAAAATTAACTATTCTATTAATTTTTTACCATTAGAAGAAAATAAAACAAGATTATATATAAATATTATTGATAATAATATTGATACAAAATTTTTTATTAATTATTATTTAAAAAATAAATTAAATAATTTAAAAAATTATGAACCTAATAATTATCTCAAATATTTAATTACTTTAAAATATGATAAAACATATATGAAAAAAATCTTTTTATTATTTGATAAATATTCTTTTCCAAATGAATTCACAATTTCTAGTTTTTATAAATATAGACAATTTTATTAATAATAAATCAAATTACAATTTCTAGTTTTCATAAATATAAACAATTTCATTAATAATACATTAATAAAAAATCTATTCATTTTATCATTATTATCGTCATCATCATCATCATAAATATCATAAGTATCATTAGTATAAATATCATAAATATCATAAATATCATAAGTATCATTAGTATTATTATTTTTTATTAGATTAATGATATCATAATTTGCATAATTAATTTTTTTTAATAATTTCAAGTTTTTATATTTTGGTTTATAAGTAATATTTAAATGTTTAAATTTTATTGGTACATATCCTGATTGAAATAAAAATGAATTACAATAAACAAAAAATAAATTGAATAAAATGAATAAATATAATAATCTCATAATTATATAAATATTACATTATAATCTTTAACTCTTATTTGATTACTTAAAAGAGGTTTAATAATTATTTTTTTTATATCATTTGTATAAATGATATTTTCTGGAATGAAATAAATATCACTTTCATCCATTTATAATTTGATATAAAGAATTAATTTAATTTCTTAAATCATTTAAAAAATGATAAAGATGATAAAATATATATTCATATAAAATGATATTATAAATCTTTTCATTGTTTTTTTATTATCATTATCATTATTATCATTATCATTATCATTATTATCATTTTTATTATCATTATCATTATTATTATTATTTTTAAGATTAATTAATTCTTTTTTCTTTAATAATTCTAAGTTTTTATATTTATGATTATAATTAATATTTGAAGATTTAAATTTCATTGGTAAATATCCTGGTTGAACTATAAATGAACTACAA